TGACGACATCAAGCGCATCAAATAGTTCTGTTATACACCAGAGCAAGTTCTATCACCATTACATGCCAGGAAAAAGCCAACTTATTCTAAGCAGCTTCAATTACTACACAGCAACGTCAAATGTTAGAAAGCGCACAGGATACTTTGACGATAACAATGGAATTTTCTTTGAACAAGCTGGTGATGGTACGCTGGCGATTGTGCTTCGCAGTTATGTCACAGGTTCTCCAGTCGATAGAAAGATAAGTCAGTTTGGTGGCGTATATGGGGCAGGAGATACGGGTTGGAACGTAGATGCCTGCGCTGGCGGTGCAAGTAATTCTCTCAACCCAAGTGGGTTTACGCTTGATATTACCAAGACTCAGCTGCTCATGATGGATTTCCAGTGGCTGGGTGTTGGTAGAGTTCGCGTTGGTTTCGCACACAATGGCGAGTTTGTTCTTGCTCATACATTCAATGGATCAAACGACCTTGATGTAGTTTACATGAGCAATCCAAACCTTCCAGTCAGATGCGAGATTACAAACACTGGAACGACAACTGGCGCATACATGGATCAGATCTGTAGCTCTGTTATGTCCGAGGGTGGATACATTGAAGCTGGACAAGATTGGGCTGTGACGAATCCAACATTAAGAACATTAACAGCATCACAAACTTTACCGATAATGGCTATACGACTGAAGAATACATTCAAGACATATTCAAATAGGATGATTGTTCGAGCGGGGAACATCAACGTGTTCTCATCCGGAACAAACATCAAATGGAAACTACTTAAACTTCCTGATGATTCTCAACTGACTGGGAACACGTGGGTTGATGTTGATACAGATAGTGGTGTGCAATATAACGTCACAGCTACCGCATACACAGACGGCGATGAGATTGATAATGGATGGGTTGGTGCCTCAACTCAAGGTAGCCAAAAAGCGGGTGGAGCGCCCAGTAGCAATCCGCCGTCAACCGCAAAAAAGAATTATATCGTGCAGAACTACGACAGTTCAAACAGCGAAATATACGTTGTGGCAATAACAAACCTAGACAACGCTCAATCAACTGAGGTTGGTGTTGGAATTCAGTGGAGGGAGATCTACTAATGAAAGACTTCAAACAATTCTTGATGGAAAGAGGTGAAGACGCAAAGGGATATAAAAGAGCAACAGAAGATGGAGCTGGTCTGACTCGCAAAGGAGCCAAGGCTATGGGGATTAAAACCGCAGTCACAACTCCACCAAGCAAATTGGATCCAGAAGGCAAGGCAGCAAAGCGTCGCAAATCGTTCTGTGCGCGTATGGGTGGTATGAAGGGTCCAATGAAAGACGAGAAGGGAAGACCGACTCGGAAGGCTATGTCACTTCGTCGCTGGAACTGCTGATTTATAAATAACGGAAACGTTTAGGAACCGTACGATGCTCACGTTCAAGCAACTCAATATTCTCAGAGAAGAAGCTAAAGCCAAAAAGGTATCTTCAAATACAAAAGGAGTTCTTCATGAACTTCTTGTGGGATACCATTTGAGAAAGAGACATATGGAAAAGCACCCAGATATTGCCGGGGCATCTCCAGAAGAAGTTCATGATAAACTAAAAAGTCAAATTACCCCAGAACAGTATGAAAAGATTAATAAAAGAGCAAAAGCGGCAGCGGAAGACATAAAAAAGAGAGTTGGCGCTCACGGCAGGATTGTCCGAGTTCAATGGACATCAAAAGAAGGCGATTTACATAGAGCCACTGGTATACACGCAACTCAGAAACAAGACGCCTCTGATATTGTTGTTACAACTAAAAATGCTTTGGGCGAAGAGAAGCATCATGGAGTGAGTTTAAAAGTCACCGACAAGAAGTCCGGCAACCTTCCAGTATCCAATCCTGGAATGGAAAGTACTCTTGGCGGTAAAGAGATTCTAGAAAATCATAGAAAAAGATTGATCAAAAAACATCCATGGATTTCTAAGATAACCAACCCTGATGCCAGAAAGGCATATATGAGAGCAAATCCAGCTATTAGAAGTGAAGTGCGAGAAGCGAATAGCAGAGCATTAAATGCTGTTGCATCTCATCTACATTCACAAATAGAAGCAATGACACCAAAACAAAGAGCAGAACACATACGAAAAATTATTGCTGCCAAAAAAACTCCAATGCAGGAAGCAGGTCACGCTCACATAAGACACACAACTTATGAGGAAGGATCAACGTCCGCAACAGATCCCGCAAATGCTCACGAACATATTCTAAACGATCCCGAAAACATAGAAGTAAGAAGATCTGGGACTTCAGTGATCTTTAGTCACAGGGGAGTTGATTTTGCTAAGCATAGATTGAAATTCGAAAACGCAGACAATCCAACAAGCGTTATCAAAGGTTCTGGAGAGTTGATAGGGGAGCACTAACCAACTTTCCTTTCAAGTTGTCTTGAGGTATAATATGAACGTGTGATTTTGAGTTTTCGTTATGTCTATTTTCATTGATCGCAAATATCTTCTCCTTGTCTCTTCGAAGCTAAGAAACTTCAAGGACAAGGGGAACGATGTTTACAACTTCTCCTGCAACTTCTGCGGCGATTCATCAACCAACAAACTCAAGGCACGTGGGTACATCTTCCGCAAGGCAGACAGTTACTTCTACATGTGCCACAATTGTCAGGTTTCGATGGGTTTCGCAAAGTTCCTCCGCGAGACTGAGCCAACTCAATACAAATCCTATCTTCTTGAGCGTTATGGTGAAACATCCAAGAAGATCGATCAACCAAGAGAATCCAATAACGTAGTTCTCTTCGGTCAGTCGCCTCATCAGAAGTTCTCTGATAAAGTAAAAATAAATCTTGATTCCATCGACAAGCTGGATAAAAAACACCCAGCTCGCGAATACATACAAAACAGGCTGATTCCTGAAATCTTCTGGAGAGACATCTACTATGCTGAAGACTTTAAGGTTTTTATGGATCAAAATTTCCCTAATCACGGAAAAGATCTCATTGATAATGACCCAAGACTTGTACTATTCTATAGAAACCGAAGCGGCACTATTACGAATGTTGCGGGACGATCTCTTGTTAAAAATGATCCGCGACTTCGATACATCACTATCAAGGTTAGTGAGGAAAAGAAAGTCTTCGGACTCGAAAGAATAGATTTAAAGAAGCCTATCTATGTTGTAGAAGGGCAGTTCGACAGTTTCTTTCTTCCTAACTGCGTTGCCTCTGGTGATTCAAACCTTATTGGAACCGGCGACTATCTATTCTCTTTGAGAGGAACCAAGCGAGGAATCATTCTTGTCTACGACAACGAAGATCGAAATGCCAACAACATCAAACAGATGTACAGAGCAATTAAGGAATGTTATGCCATATCATTGTTCCCCAAAAACATTCCATACAAAGATATAAATGATATGGTACTCGGCGGATATTCGCCAGAAGAGATTGAAAAAATTGTTGACGAAAATACATTCGTCGGTTTAAAAGCTGAACTCAACCTTACTGCATGGAGAAAAATATGAACGTTCGATTGATTTGTTTCAGCCAACCTTCGGCTGAGTTTTTTAATGAAACTGCGATGGGAACGTTGGAAGAGTTGACAGCATATGTCGCTCGTGTATCAAATCCATCCAATCAGATGAATACACAAACCTCAAGAAAATTGATAAAGTATCTAATCAATAATAAGCATTGGTCGCCTCTTGAGATGACTCATGCCACTCTCGAGATTAATACAACCAGAGATATTGCACGACAGATTCTTCGTCATCGCAGTTTCTCTTTTCAAGAATTTTCTCAGCGTTATGCCGACCCGACTCAGTTTGATTTTGAGGTTCGAGAAGCAAGACTTCAAGATAAAACTAACAGACAGAATTCTATAGAAATTGATAGAACAAATGCGGCGGAAAGAGAACTTGCCGAAACATTTAGAATGGAGCAGATGATTCTTCTTAGAAATACTAAAAAATTATACAAATGGGCACTGAACAACGGAATCGCAAAAGAACAAGCTCGTGCTATTTTGCCCGAGGGGTTGACCCCTTCGCGCATGTACATGGCTGGTAGCCTGCGTTCATGGGTTCACTACATACAGTTGAGAAGTAAGAACGGCACTCAGCTAGAGCATATGAAAATTGCTAAAGAATGCGCGAAGGTATTACAACCCATTTTTCCCTTGATTGATGAACTCGTTGGAGACTAAATATGAACACCCGAGATGATGTGAAAAGGTTTATGATTGCTTGCAGCCAGCAAGTTATCGATACGCCATGTTTAAATGAATGGACTGAGAAGCAAGCCGACTTATACATGAAGCTAATCGCCGAAGAGTTCGCAGAGCTTTCGGAAGGTTGGCGTAAATCTGATCTGGTTGAAATCGCTGACGCTTGTGCTGATTTAATCTGGGTTATTCAGGGTCTTAATCATACGCTGGGAATTCCTCAGCAAAAAGTCTGGGATGAAGTTGCGCGGAGCAACATGTCTAAAATTTCGGAAAACGGGAAAGTGTTGAAGAGAGCCGACGGTAAAGTTCAAAAGCCAGAAACCTATTCTCCGCCCGACATCGCATCAATAATCAATAACTAATTAAGGAGAATAAAATGGATGTAACTCAGTCTATTTTGTCGGACATCGTAGTATTCAACAAGTATGCTAAATTCATTCCCGAGATACAGCGTAGAGAAACATGGGAAGAACTTTGTGATCGTAACATGGCTATGCACGTTCGCAGATACCCTGAGATAAAAAGTCAGATTCGTAATATCTACAAGAATTTTGTTTATAATAAAAAAGTCCTTCCGTCGATGCGTTCCATGCAGTTCGCTGGAATGCCCATCGAACTTTCTAACTCGCGTATATTCAACTGCGCGTACATGCCCATGGAGCACCCATTTGCTTTTGCTGAATTGATGTTCCTTCTTCTTGGCGGTACTGGTGTTGGCTATTCCGTACAGAAACGTCATGTCGAGAAACTTCCAGAGATAGTTGGTCCAGCTGAAAAGACAAGAAGATTCCTTGTCGGCGATTCTATAGAAGGTTGGGCTGATGCAGTTAAGATTCTTGTCAAGGCATACACAACAGGAAAGTCTGATCCAGTGTTCGACTTCCGTGACATTCGCCCCAAAGGTGCGTTGCTCGTTACCAGCGGCGGCAAGGCACCTGGTCCTGATCCGCTTCGTATTTGCTTGGATCAAATTCGTCAGGTTCTTAATAACGCCATTGGTCGCAAGCTGAAGCCGATCGAAGTACATGACATTTGCTGCTTTATTGCCGATGCCGTTCTTGCTGGAGGTATTCGTCGCGCTGCTATGATCGCAGGTTTCGACATCGACGACTACGACATGCTTTCTTGCAAGTCTGGCGCATGGTGGGAAACAGCACCTCAACGCGGAAGAGCAAACAACAGCGTTGTTCTGAAGAGAGGGGAAATAACGCAAGAACAATTCAATCATATCTGGGATCTGGTAAGAATGTCCGGAGCAGGTGAGCCAGGAATCTTCTGGACCAATGACTATGATCTGTTCACCAACCCTTGCGCCGAGATATCGCTCAAGCCATATCAGTTCTGCAATCTTACAGAAATCAACGTATCAGACGTCGTTGATCAGGATGATTTGAATAGTCGTTCTGCTGCTGCAGCTTTTATTGGAACTCTGCAGGCTGGTTACACTGACTTTCACTATCTCCGGAACATTTGGAAAGAAACAACCGAAGCCGAAGCATTAATCGGCGTTGGTCAGACAGGTATTGCCAGCGGCACAGTTCTTTCTCTGAATCTAGTAGAGGCTGCTGAAGTTGTTAAGAAAACCAACGAGGATCTTGCGAAACAACTCGGAATCAATCCAGCCGCAAGAACTACCACTATCAAACCTTCCGGCACTACTTCGCTTGTTGTTGGTTCTTCTTCTGGCATTCATGCCTGGCACAATGATTATTACATTCGTCGTATGCGCCTTGGTAAAAACGAAGCAATGTATTCATACATTAAGCAAAACTTCCCAACTCTAGTTGAAGATTGCGTTTTCAAGCCTCACCTGGAATCCGTTCTTTCTATTCCTCAAAAAGCACCTGCTGGCGCCATTCTTCGCAATGAGAGCGCAATGGATCTCCTTGAGCGCGTGAAGAAGTTCAACCTAGAGTGGGTTAGAACGGGTCATCGTTCAGGCGAAAACTTCCACAACGTTTCTTGTACTATTTCGCTGAGAGATGAAGAGTGGGAAACTGTCGGCGAGTGGATGTGGCAGAACCAAGATAACTATACAGGCATCTCCGTTCTTCCATACGATGGAGGCACTTATGTGCAGGCTCCGTTCGAGGATTGTACTGAAGAAACGTTCAACGAAATGGTACAGTCGTTGCACGACATCGATCTTTCTGTTGTTCATGAGTATGACGATAACACTGCGTTAACAGACCAAGCTGCTTGCGCTGGAGGTGCATGCGAAATAAAATAACTATATAAAAGAAAAGGAGATATGCCATGCGAATGTTTTTATTTTTGTTAGCTGTTTTTAGTTTGTCTGCTGCAGCAGAAGTTTATCCGTACAAGGTGAATAGAGTTATCGATGGTGATACTGTAGAAATACAAACTCCTTTTCTTCCAGCTCCACTGAAACCAGTTCTCGCATTGAGAATACTTGGAGTAGATACGCCTGAGAAAGGAAAGAGAGCAAAATGCAGTAGCGAAGCAGCCAAAGGCGAACTCGCGACAAAATTCGCCATAGAAAAAATTCAATCAGCTACATTAATTCAAGTTGAGATTATTGACTGGGATAAGTATGGTGGGAGGATATTAGGCGATTTGTTCATTGATGAACAACGACTCTCCGACTTGCTTATTCAAAATGGACATGCTCGTGCATACGACGGAGGAACGAAGGAGAGTTGGTGCAATGAAGTATAACAAGAGAGCAGTAATATCTTGCGATAACTGCGACGCAACAGACTACAGAATATTCTATATGGAGGATGCCGGAGTGCCCGAGACCTGCCCGTTTTGCGGTGAGGAACTCGAAGACGTGAGGACATACGATAAAGATGAATTCGAGGAACTTGAAGACTTCATAGACGAATTTAATATAATAGAAGATGAAGATTAGCGTCGGAATCGACTATTCTCTAACATCACCATGCATGTGTATAATGAAAGAACCTTCGTTTGAGGGTTCTTCTTTTTATTTTCTCACTTCAGAAAAACGCAACACTGGAATGTTACTTCCCAATGTTAGGGGAGATCTACATTCTGATTATGTAGTAGATCAAGAACGGCATGATAATATAAGCAATCATTTCATGAAGTTGTTGGAAGGATTGGCAGAAAAGTGTAGTTTTCATATCACCCTCGAAGATTATTCATTTGGATCAAAGGGAAGGGTGTTCAACCTAGCTGAGAACTGCGGGCTTCTCAAGTATAAACTTTGGAAGCAACAATATATAGTAAACACCATTGCTCCTACTGTACTGAAAAAATTTGCAACTGGTAAAGGAAACGCAAACAAGGATGCTATGTATGCTTCTTTTCTTGCAGCAGGGAATCGCGATATCAACAAGACAATATCGCCGAAGAAGGCATCTATAGGCAACCCTGTCTCTGATATTGTTGACGCTTATTATCTTGCACTCTATGGATATAGTAATCCTTAAACCGACAGTATGATTATACCGAGTTCTGGACTTGAAGTAAAGTGAAATTAGTAAAAAAAGAATTTTCCTTTCAACACGAATACGAGTATAATGGTTGTATTGCTGGAGGAAACATGTCAGAAGATACGGTACACTACGGCGGAATCGAAACAGACAAACTTGATGAAGAGTTTGATGGAATAATGTTCTGCATCACCGGAGTCAAGAAAGAGCCGAAGATGGATATTTGGTCTTTGAATTTTCTCAAGGCACCCGAAACAGTCGAGTTTCAAGAAAAACCGCTGGGGTTCAAATACACGATATGCACCATGAACGAAAATTTGGATGTTTCGGTTTTTGATGCAATTCTTGGTGATCCTGCAGGGTATGTAACCAACTGTATGCGCGCTCGAGAGATGGGAGTGATTGTGAAGACTTCCGAGTGGGGGTCTAAACTTGTTGACGTATACAAAAAAATCTTTACAGAAGGAGAGTTTCAAAATGTATAATGTGAATGAAGTTGTTGAAAACCTGAAGAACAGCGTTTGTATTGCTAAGTTCAAAAAGGCAGACGGTTCTGAGCGCACGATGCGGTGCACTCTGCTCGACCACTATCTCCCAGAACAGTATCAAGGCAAGGGCATGCTTCTTAACGAAGTAGAGAAGAACACCATCTCAGTGTGGGACCTTGACCTGAGCGCATGGCGTTCGTTCCGCGTTGACTCGCTGGTAGAGTTCGCTCCGGCGCATCTGCAGGCGGCAAAACAGGTTCTTTGGGGCTAAGTTGAATTTTCACTTTACTTTCAACTTCTATGGGCGTATCATACCCTCGTTGACTTGAACTTTAGAGCCTATCATGAGCAAAGTTGCCCGCAAAGCTGCCGTTCGAGCTAAACTGAACGAGTCCAAGAAGTATGAGCCTTCCTGGACTTCTGACGAACTTACTCCCAATTCCATCATCATGGATACGTTGAATTGGTATAATGCTCACACTGACCATAAGTGGGCAGCCAAGGTTCTGAACTGCGACACAAACATAGCGCAGTTCTACCAAACGCTGGCAGCTGCCAAACGTATGATCGCTCGCGGATTCAAACACTCTGAGAAGCAACTTCAGTCGATTCAGAAAATGCAAGACGAGTTCAATGCTCGGATTGGTAAGCTGACTCCTGTCGATCCAGTTGCAACTGCGGCTGAGACTCGAACCAAAATCGAAGAAGGCATAAAGAACCGCATCGACTTGTTCATTGCTGATCTTGAGGGTGCCATTGACGATTACGTTCTTGCACCAATCACTGAAGAGAAGTTCAATCCATATCAATGGATGCAGACTGCTGGCGTGAAGCCAGTACACGCCAAAGCCATTTCCGAGTATTTTCGCAAAGCTGTTCGAGAGCCTCTTATCGCCGAGAGCGGCAAAGATGAAGAACTCGCCGAGGCATACTCAACGTACAGCAAGACTCGCCTTCGCGGTCTTATTGCTTTCATGGCTAACATCATCAAGGATGCCGAGCGCCTGATGACTAACCAGAAGGCAGCTCGAAAGCCTCGCGCCAAGAAAGCTCCTTCGGTCGATAAGGTTGTCAGCAAGCTGAAGTACAAGACTTCTGACGACAAACTCAAGATCAAGTCCGTAGAGCCTACTAATATTCTTGGTTCTTCGCAGGTCTGGGTGTATAACACGAAGACGCGCAAGCTGGGCGTGTATCATACTAACAGCCCCAACGGAATCAGTATCAAGGGCACGAGCCTGACTAATTACTCTGAGGAAGCGTCAATATCCAAGACGCTTCGGAAGCCTGAGAAGGTTTTGAGTCAGGTGTTGAACGCTGGTAAGGTTGAGCTTCGGAAAATCATGACCGAGATCAACTCGAAAGAATCCCTGCTTAATGGCAGGCTGAATGGTGACACGGTCATACTCCGTGTCGTTAAGTAACCTAAGAAGAAGAGAGAAGTGTGATGGCGAAACGTAAGGAAGAACGAGATTCCTACGAGTATGATGATGAGTGGGGTCGCGATGAGTACAAGACCTCTAAGAAGAAACAGAAGCCACGGCAGGCTAATACGTTTCAACCGAACACTCGCGGTGCCTACAAGAGCGGCAAGTACAATACCAAAGACAGCGATTTCGACGATTATTGATCCTGTAGCTCAGTAGGATTAGAGCAGCAGCCTTCTAAGCTGCGGGTCGGGGGTTCGAATCCCTCCAGGATCGCCAATCGGCGAGTGTGGTGAAATGGCAAACACTCAACACTTAAAATGTTGCGCCTTCGGGCTTGCGGGTTCAAGTCCCGCCACTCGCACCAAGAACGGGACTGTAGCTCAACGGTCAGAGCGCACCGCTCATAACGGTATGGTTCTCGGTTCAAATCCGAGCAGTCCCACCAATCTCCTTATAAATCAATGACTTAGCGACAGACTCTCTTAGCTCACCTGCAAGACTTTCTCTAATGAAATCAATGACTTACAGAAAATCCTGCGAAAAGTGCAGGCTGATGGCGGGAATTACCCACTGGATCCGTTCCCAGCAAAAAGCGTAAAATTACCGATTGAGAAAACTCTATAGAAATCAATGACTTGGCTCTTGATGCTGCTAAGTCCTTGATTTTCTTAGAGTTGTTTTTCTTTACTTCTTGGTTCTACTCCGTCATAATACCACCTGTAGATTGATGAACGGAGCTTGCTATGACTGGTACTGTAATCTCTCGCCGCGAAGTGCTCCACTCGAGCACTGTGCGCGGTGTTGTTATCGAGCGCGTCACCGTTCGCGGTGACGACGGCGAAGAAATCTACGAAGTGGACTACTGGGTTCAGTCTGAGACTGGCGCCATCGTCCGCATCGAAGCTCGTCTGGTTTGAAGGAGAACTGACATGGGTCGTGTAAAAGTAAGCAAGGTTCCCGTCGACGTGCGGGTGAGTGAAGTTGGTCGTTTGCTCCGCGAGAGCGAGAAAGATGCATACAGCCGAGAGGCATATGCGTATGCGTGCGGGTATCTGGAGTCGACGCTGGTGCGCGCTCTTGACCTGCTGCCTCCCGGCAAGCGCGAGCTCTTTCTGGCTAGTCTGGAAAAGCAGGTGCGCCCGAAGACGCGCAAGGTTGTGAATCTGATGAGCGGCAAGACGGTTGAGATCGCGTCGGACACTCCCCTCTGCTGCGATCCCTCTTCCGAAACGTACTGGAGTGCTTGAGATGAAGGTTGTATTCAATCGTTTGCTTGGCGGCTGGTACATCGTTCGCGGTCGCCACCAGACGCCGATCAGCGGCAGGTTCAACAGCAAAGAAGAGGCTCTTGCGCATCTTCGCCGTCGCAATCCCTTCCACACTGGAGTTTGATCATGAGAACGAAGCGCATTTACTCGAACATCAATCAGGTTTACTTTCAACTCCACCCAGCGTATAATGACTGCAATGATTGAGAGGAATTGTTTATGGCGAAGCTGACGTTGATTCGTGGACTGCCCGGAAGCGGAAAGACCACGATGGCTCTAGCCATGGTCGAGGTTGATCATATGCTTGAGCATCTCGAGGCGGATCAGTACTTCGTGGATGCTTCTGGCAACTACAAGTTCGAGCCGAGCGAAGTGGAAGATGCTCACCAATGGTGTCAGAACCTTGCCGAGTTTCACATTTCCCGAGGCACTTCGGTAGTCGTCGCGAATACGCTCACTAGAAAGTGGGAGATGGCTCCATACTTGAAGATTGCAAAGGAACACGGCGCTGAGTTGGAGATTCTGGAAGCCAAGGGCAACTATGAGTCAATTCATGGCGTCCCCAAGGAAACCATCGAGAGAATGCGTTCGCGCTGGGAGGAAGTGTGAAACAAGAAAGAACTTTCTTGGAGGATCTTGTAAGAGCATTGCTGAGCGGGCTTCTGCTCATTCCAGCATGCCTTCTTCTTGCTCTTATGTGGTTGAGTGCTTTTCTTAGGATCCGCCCTGCGGAAAAGTTCTTCGCGAACATTCTTTTTGTTGTGAGTTCGATTGGTTACAAACTCAGCCGCGAGGATAAATAAAAGTCCACAGGTTCTATGCTTGCTCATCCTCCGTGTTGGTGATGCACGGTCTGATCAGAACGGCTGAGAAGATAGTCTGCGCGCACGACATCGCTTCCGAAAGCGCAGATAAAAAAGCAAGCAATGATTTCTCGCCGTTTTGTAATTTTTAAAACTATTTGTTATAAATACTTTAAAGATTACAAGAGGGTTCAGTTAGTGGATTATGGTAAAATTTACAATTCTTTAGTTGATAGAGGTAAGAATAGAGTATTAGAAGAATATGGTGAGTATCATCATATTATGCCCAAATGCCTTGGTGGTGATGACAGTGAACGCAATTTAGTTAAGCTGACCCCAGAAGAACATTATTTGGCGCATCAACTGTTAACTAAAATACACCCCAATAATTCTTCGTTGATCTACGCAGCCCATATGATGATACCGAATCGCCCCGGAAACAAAATGTATGGTTGGTTGAAAAAGAGATTTTCGCAGGCGACGAGAGAAAAACAAACTGGAAAGGGAAACTCCCAATATAAATCTCGTTGGATCACTAATGGGAAAGATTGTTTGAAGCTTCGAGAGGATGATCCAATCCCAAATGGATATAGATTGGGCAGAAGTAAAGATGCATTTATTTCTTGCAGTAATTGTGGCGCAATTTTTGTTATAAGAAATGGCTCCAAAAAGAAATACTGTTCTTCCAAATGTAAGGGAGAAGTTCGTTCTCCTGCTCAAAAAATCATTAATGATAATATTGAAGATATGGTAATCGCTTTCGAGAAAAACAAATCCATAGATAAAACGCTAAAGTCTTTTGGTATTGTTGGTAAAAGAAACGGAAATAAATATTTTTCCAATATCCTTAAAAATAGAAATGTAAGTATATTGGTTAGAAGAAATAGCCCTCAAAGCATAAAAAGTGATGCAGCGGATTTGTAACCCGCAGAACTCCGAGCGTTACGGGGTGAGGGCACCAATCCCGGTTTTCAGTTGCGTCCGGTCTGTCATGAAGCAAGCTACCCCATCCGATTAAGTTGCGGCGCAGATAGCTCTAGAGTGTGATGCAGATAAAAACTGAACTTATCTTGGAAGTGCGCCGGAGCTAGAGAGCCGGAACGGACTGTAAATTCGTCGCGAGAGCTGAGTAGGTGCGAATCCTACCACTTCCACCAAAAATTTGGCGAGTAGCTCAGCAGGTAGAGCAGGTGACTGTTAATCACCGGGTCGGGGGTTCGAACCCCTCCTCGCCAGCCAAACACCTATATACTGTCACGGAGATTAGCACAGCGGCAGTGCGCTGCGTTTGGGGCGCAGAGGTCGTGTGTTCGATCCACACATCTCCGACCAACAATAGGAGGCAGCTTGAACAATCTCAACAGCTTAGAAGAACGAGAACGAATATGCTGTTACAGTTAAATCCACCAATCCCAGTAACAACTCCAAAGGGTGCAGCTTTAGCTCATGTTCTTATAGATTATGGACTAGAGCAAAACCTTATTTGGGTTTGTTTTAATGACAGTAATGGAGAGTGTTGGTCTTGGAATAACAGCGATATTAGAATTCAGAAAAACATTACGCTAGGAAGAATTTTTTAATAACTTATTTCTTTTTTTGGTTTCTGATATTTTCTTTTTCGTTTCTTCGCTATGAGTTTTTCCATAAAACGGATTAGTTTCTCCAAATTGAGTTCTCCTGTTATTTTTCATTTTTTCTATGCTTTCTTTTTTGTGCTTTTTATTGTACATAGGATTATTTCTACCATTTATGCAAGCATGATTCTCAGATATTCTTTTTTTTGTTTCTGCCGAGAGTATTTTCCCAGAATGAGCTTTGCTTATTTTTTCTCGAGAAATTTCAGAAAGATGTTCAGATCCACCATCTCTTGCATTTTCGTATTTAAGATTAGCCCAAAGAGAAGATTCAACAATAGAGTTATTTTCGCTGAACGTTAATGCGAAAGACGTGGCTTCTTGTTGATTATCGAAAGGATATACTTCTAAAGTTACAGATTTACATTTATGGGTTTTTAAATGATTCGACCAATATGCCCCAGATCCCTTATATCTATAAGGATCCCTTTTGGTTTTACCGAAGTATTTGAGGTTGCAATGCGAACATTGTTTAATGTATAGATAAATAGTCATAGCTGATACTCCTAGAAAGTGTTAGAGTAGTTGGAGATTGCAGTCTCGCGAACTACACCTTTATTTATAAAAAAGACAATTTATATCAAAGAGCCATTCTTGAAGTGAGAAAA